CCAATAATGTCTTTTAATATGCCAGATGGAGATGCTAGAATAGCTATAGCTTCATTTGTCTCATACGCTAAATTACCTACAAAAGAATTTCCACTTGTTCCGCTAGCAAATTTCTTCACAGAACCGCTTGGAGTAGTAGATGTTAAAGTATTATTTATTTTACAATTAAACTCATCTGTAAATGTATTACCATTACAAGAATCATCTCCTGTTGGAGAGTATACATCTAATATATTTCTTGGGCTATTAACACCTACTGAATTTCTAAATTCATCACTAGTAGCTAGTTCATATACACTTGTATAATCTTTAATTAAAGTAAAAGGAAATGAAATATCTATTGATAAATTTTGAGACGAAGGCGTTACTGGACCTCCAAAACTGCTATGTGTAAAGCTTATTTCAAAAGTTAATACAGAACCTTTTTTTAAATCATTAACAAATGTACTTAGATTGACTAATCCAAAACTATCTTGAGTTGCTGTAATGCCTCTTGATACTATATTATAAGTTATAGGTGCTTCATATCCTTCTTCAGTTGCACCAAATGGAGCTTCGCTTATTAAACTTACTCCGTATTCTATCTGAGTAGGAGTCCCATCTCGCTCTAAATTATACCCATCTATGTAATTGCCGTAGATAACTCTATTGCCCATAATAGTTTGAGCTAAAGCAAATCTAGGAACATTATCGTACAATCTTAATATCTCAGAGTCAGGAAGTATAGTAAATATATTACTATTGCTAAATAAGAAAGTTGTAGTGGCATTGTCTCCAAGCCCGCTATCTTCTTTATTTACCTTTTCCATGACTTTTATTACACTACTCTGAGCTTCTTTAAATAACAAATCAATGCTTTTAACTAAAGGACCTCCTGTGTTATAAGATACGTTAACTGCATTAAAGCTATTCACCATGCCCTCATTCAAGAAACTATCTGCACTAAAGTCAAATACTTCGGGTGCAAATGCAGGGTCTGAGAATGGAGATGTTGCCGAGTACTCACCGTTCTCGTATCTGTATCTATATGCAAAACATATATACCTATCCTCTAAAAACTTATCTTGAGATTCGGGGATATCCACTAATTCAATAGTAGGTGCGTATAGTGGTGGTCTCTTTATGACAAGTAGTCTTTCTTCCAATAAAGTTGGGTCACCATCGTAATCTATTCCGGATACATTAGGTTGAGCATATGACTTAGTTACGTTTATGCATCTAGGTGCATTGTAGTTGTCCGTAAAGAACAACAAATCATTCACCTTATCTACGCCAGTTATTAAGTATTTAGGGTTAAAGTTTAGAGTGGTATTCAAAGACCCTCCATCACTCATACTAATAACGTGGTAGTTTATGATATCAGACTTAGTATCATATGATACTATTAAATCTATTTTATCGGTAGGGCTAGTAGCAAAGTTTTCATCATGAACAAACCAATAGATAGTCTCATTTGCTCCATCTTGGAAAGCTCCTATAGTTCTAGCAGAGCTACTTAAGTCAAGACCATTGTATGCTAATTTGGTTAGAGAAACATTACCCTTAGTGTTCTCAACTACTCCAATCTCAGATTGTTCCGTTGAACCCATTCTGACATTTACTGCGTTTATGTATTCACCATCAGGTACAAGCCGTTCATCAACGGACTTGTTCATCTTTCCCTTTATAAAAGTTCTTGTAATATTTGCCATATTATTTCAACCACTTATTTTGTCCTCGCATATTCATTAACAATCTCCCAGGATGGATATTGCTTATTCTTATTTTTGCATTTCTGAACAAAGCGGTTTTTCTTTTCTGTGCTCTTCTAACAACGTATTCCTGTACATTTAATTTGCTATTCAATATAGCATATTCAATATAAGCATACAAGTAATCCTCAAATAACTTATTTATTGTAACTTTAGAGTCATCACCGTTCTCCATACCATCAGATATGTACTCAAGAACGCAAGACTCTCCTGCCGTATCAGAGCTAAAGTTTATTACTCCTGACTTCTTATCTACAACAAATGTAGGGTTGAAGTTAGCTGTTTCTGTGTTCAGTCCAAATCTAGCTCCTACGTTGTAGTCAAAATACCAATCACCATTATAGTTGTATCCTTCTACTCCATCAAACTGACTAGCTCTATTAAGATATATACTCTTAGCTGTACCTGTAATTCTTTCTGTGTCTAAGTCAGAGAACTTTGTAATTACATTTCCATATATATCGAATAATATCTTTCCATTCGCATCTTGTGAATACGCAGCAGATGAATTTACTTGAATATTCTCAGTAAGTGGTCTTAGTAAGCCATCTTTATATAAGCTCAATCTAACCCAATTTACGTAGTCTGATGGCAATATAAATCTAAGGTTGTCATCTACGTCCAACTGAAGCACTTTAACCTCCTTAAACGCATCGTAATTGAGTTCTTGTACAGCTCTTTTAGCGTGGAACAGAATCTTATATCTCTCTTCGTTATTAACTAATGAATGGTTGCCGCTATACATCAACATAAAGTTGTTGACTATATCATAAAGACTAACGTATTGATACGAGCCCCAATTCTCATCCTCAGGTAAAGTACCTGCGTTGTCGTAGTATTGATATTGTGATATATATGCCATTATTGTGTAGATGCTGTTTCTTTTTGTTCTTCCATATTAGCAAACTGAACTACATCAGCTTCTCTTATTTGTACTCCAGAGTATTGAAGTATCTTTATGATTAATGAAGTCTCATCATCTAAAGGTAGCTCAAAGTCTTGGTAGTCATTTTGTGATTGGTCAAATACAGGCTCTCCGCTTATAAGGGTTGCGTATGTCCATTTAGGGTCTTTAGGGTATCTTATGTATTGAGAAAGGACCTGACCTATTTTATTTACACTGTTCGGGAATGCTTTTAATATAGCTCCTTCTTGTGTGTACGCAGGGTATGCAAGATTTGGTTTAGTCAACAATGAGTTATTGAGCATAGTAATCTTACTGTGAGAAACTTTCTCAGCCTCTTGTAGAGAGTCTTTGTATATACTGTAGCTTATACCATTAGAATTAAATGGTGTAGCTGTAACTTCGCTTTCTGTAGTAAATAGAGATGTCTCAGAGTTAACTAATGTAATGGTTACATACTGTGTAATGCCATCACTAACTAAACCAATAACATCACCTGCCTTAACTCCATCTGTTATGAAATTAGCATTTGAGTCTATTAACTCTATCTCAGTAACTCCAACATTTGTAGTTGTGCCACTCGTTACAAAATTATCGTATACAAGGACCTTATTTAATAAGTAGTAGTCATCCCCTGTTGTAGTGACAGATGGCAGGTAGTATACGTTGCTTATTGTTGGAGGAGTAGTACTAAGACTTAATGGATTAGTAACTGAGAATACTTCAATTGCTTCTTCTATCCCTTTTGTTATATCTGCATAACCTGAACCAGATACTCTGGCATTCTCCTTATTTATCTGAGTATTATAGTTATAGAAATAATTCTCAAAGATTTCTAGTTGTGCTTGCTTTGCAAACAGGTTAAAATCCTGCGGAGATATATATCCATAGTTGTTCTTGTTGAGAACCGAAAATACTGTATTTCGTACTGAGTTTATCATCCTAAACTTTTTCACAAAGATAATAAAAAAAAAGAGTCCAATATAAAATTGGACTCTTCTTAAATTCAGTATTACTATACTAGGCGTTTACTATACTTGTAACAGCTTTAGGAAGAGTAACTGAGTAGTAACCTTTTTGCCAAGATGTAGCAATAGCAACCTCGATAGAATTTAAAATCTCCAGATACACATCTGAACCTACCTGAGCAGCAGTTGTAACTGTAGTTGTAGTTCCATCAACATAATCAATAGTAACTGTAGTAGCAGTTGCACTTGCAGTACTTAGAGCTTTAATTCCGTCTATGGCAATAAGTTGACCAGTGTTCGGAGCATTTGTAATTTTTAAAAATTTTTGCATAATAAATAATTTGTTAGTTAAAAACGCCATCTTCGTGATGGCGACTATGCTGCAAATATAGCTAAAAATTTAGTCCTCTAAAAGGCTTTCAAGCATTACTAATGACTCTATTCCCTCATCGCTCTGTAGGTATGATGTGGTCTCATCCATAGGGTCTACATTAAAAGGAACTACAAGCATTCTTGTTTTATTAGAAGAGGTATTATACCATACTTCTTTTCTGTTCTTTCTAAATGTCAATAATCCTTTATCAAAGAATAATTGTATCTTACCTTGTAACTGTAGCGAAGGGTCTTTTATTAATCGTAAGAACTCTCTTGGTTCGTTCCTAGCAAATATTAATATATCTCTCTTTAATTCAGCAGTAGATATATTCGATGTGTCTTTATTAAATAGTACACGGCTTACATTCTCAACTTGTTCAAGACTCATTTGTCTCGCTTCTATCAATGCATCTACCTCTAAGTTCAACTCCTCTACATCTTCTTGTGCATCTCTCTCATTATTTATCTCCTCAAAATGGCTTCCATTCATAGGGTGATAATGTAAGAATGACTGAAGTACCGGGTTGTTCTTAGGTACGTGTAAGAAACCATCTTCAAAGATTATTGGCTCTAGTATGGCGTTGCCATCTTGCTCATCCTCGAATGGTGATTTTTGATTTCGAGCATATCTCAATGCTCTATTTACGTTTTGCTCCTCATCAAAATGCATTAATGGATATCTTGAAGAATTTTTTGTAGGCAACATAAATGCCAATGGAGTCTCTGATGACGTTAATTTGTAGTGCTTGTCTACAATAGTTGTTTTATTTTTCATTTGATTTGATTTATAAATTTAAAATAAGGGGTGCACAAACGTACACCCCTATAATTAATATTCCTTAGTCTTTAAAGATAAAGAAGTTGTTAGCACCTAAAGTACATACAGCTCTTTCAGAAAGGAATTGAACTTCCATTGCATCAAGGTCGCTGTTTTGTGCTCCGCCTGCAGAACCTGTAATCCAAGTTTTGTATCGTCTGTCTTCAGTTTCAGAAGCACGATATCTAACGTGTAAGAAAGGACGTTTAGCGTTTTTACCAAGTACTTGGTCATAAACAGAAGTAGAACCAGCTGGTACTAACAATCCGTTAACTGAACCTGTGCCAGTAAGACCACCTCTCATTGTAGGGTCATTTAGGTATTTCCAATCAGTTTTGTAGAAATCATAACCTCTACGGAAACCTGTGAAACCTAAGTTAAGAGCCATCTCTTTATCGTTATCAAATAGACCGTAAGACGTTCCACCTGCACCGTAAGAGTTTTGAGAAGCCAACATATCGTCAATGTCAAATCCAAATGCTCTGTTCAAGAAAACAACATTCTCTTCAATAGCACCTTGTTTGTCAAGACGAGATATGATTGTATCCCACTCAGCTAGAGTAGTTGGGTTACCACCTGACCATACGTTTCCTCTGTTGTTAACAACATAGAAGATACCTTCAGAACCATCAGCTACAGCAGCATTGGTTACGTTAGCCATAGGAACAGCTTCAATCATTGAAGTCTCTAAGTAATCGTCAAAACGTAGACGAGTTTCGTGCTCAGACTTAAGATACCATAAGTATCCTGAAGCTCCGTTCTCAGTAGTAACTTCAACCCATCCTATTTGTGCCATATCAGAACCTGATACTGCATACTTGTCTTTAAGGATAATTGGCTTGTTCTCAAAGAACACATCTTCTGCTTCTAAAGAACCTACCATTCCGTTAGTTCCTTTTTTAAACTCAGAACCGTAAACAAATACTGAGAAAGTTGCACCAGCACCTGCTACTGCTAATCCACCAACTTCATAAAAAGCTACTGTAAAAGTAAGACCTGTTGCTGCGGTAACAATACCTTTGTTACTTACTGCTCCAGTGCTTAACATAACGGTTTGACCTACTCTGATAGCAGCAGTAGTTGCTCCAGCATCAGAAACTGTAAACACTGCTGCTGCTGCACCTGCTGATACAGCACCACCTCCAACGGCAGTTGCGGCTACGTTTACATATTTAGTGTGTAGTCTTCCTTGCTCTGCCCATTTGATAAGGTCGGAGTTAGAAGGCATCTCAGCTCCTACCATACGTAAGAAAGATGCGATTGTACGGTTACCATATCTCTCAAATTCTTTCTCATAGGTATCAGGAAGATACTGATTCAAGAAGTCAAAGTTGGTAATGTAATTAGTAGAAAGTGCAGTCTTTTCAGCACTTGGTTGCAGGTTAAAACCTGGGCTTGCTTGTAATTGTGACATAATTTTTAGTTTTTACTTTTAATTTTTAATCCTCTTCCCGAACTGTCGTTTAGAGATTTTACTTGAAACCCGCCCTTTGAAGTTACCTGTGGTGTTGAACGCTCAGACATATTTATATTTTTAATCTTACGCATTCCATCATCAGTAGCCTCCGCTTTACCTTGCTCATAAAAGAACTTAGCAAACTTGTCGGGATTCATTGCGAGAGACAACGACCTGTGGTATCCAACAGCATCCGAAATCATACCATTCTCATCCAAGTACTTTGATATAAAGGACTGTGGATTTGATTGTATTTTCTTTAACTCTGTTGCATCGCCAGGGGAGAAGACAATTTTCTTATCGTCAAGCGTGAACTCAAAACCTTTGAACTCACTTCCGAATACGTCATCAGTTTTCTTATGAAACCAATCACGCTTTCTGCCTGCCTCTTCCTCGTAGGTCTTTGCGGACTCTATGTATTGTTTGTAAGCTGCCATCTCTTCTGCTTCGCCTTCAGAAATAGAACTCCCTCTTGACTCAAGGGGAACTCTGTACTTTTCCTTTTGCTCTTCAAAATACTTTTTAGCTTTAGCAATAATCTTTTTACGTGCTATTTTCTTTTTCTTTACATCTGATTCTTCATCAAAGTCTTCATCAATGATGTAGTCTTCCATCATAGATTCGATGTCTTCTGCATCTAATCCATCCTCAGTTGCAAAGAAATATTCCTTTAGCAATGTATCAGGGTCTGACTCATCTATGTCTCTGTTAAGCTTAACAAAGTCTTCAATGCCTCTACCTGTTTCTTTTTTGTACTTAAAGTATGCAGATACGTCTTCAGGTAATTCTTCAGACTCTCTAGCTGCAGTTAACTCATCAAGAGAGTTAATGTCTTTTCCGTACTTGTTCTTAATAAATGAAAGAACATCTTCTTCTCTTAGTTCAGGGGCTATGTATTCAGGATGCTCTTCTTCCTGCTCTACAGTCTCTTCACTAAACTTTTCTTCGTGCTGTTCAAGCAGTTGTTGCTCAACTTCCTGAATAGACTTTTCTTCTACTGCCTCAACGGCTCTTACTTTTAATTCCATTAGATTTTATTTTTTGCAAAATTAACATATATTTTGAACACCTATCTTGGCTCAAATTCTGCTAAGTCAAAACCATCTAAGCTATCCTCATTTGATTCAAAACTCATTGGAGGTAAGTTATTCTTCCTTTGGTTTATTAACTTAGACTGTTCTGTATTTTGTTGGCTAATTCTCTTAGCCTTAGCGTCCTCTTTATCCTTCTCTCTACTAGACAAAGATTCAACCTCCATACCCCTAAGCTGCATATTCATTTGGAACTCTTTATCCATAAGCATGAGTTTTAAGTCTGCTTCATTCTTGAGTTTCTCAATATCAAACGCAACCTCAGCTTGCTTTAACTGCATCTTAGCTTGAGTCTCTAATTGTATGTTCTGTGCAGCAGTCTGTGCAGCCATCTCCTGAGATTGTTGTTGAATCTGTGCCTGCATTTGCTGTTGCTGCATTTGCATCTTTTCCTCACGGTCTTGTTTTGCTTTACGCTTAACCTTCAATAATTGATTAGCAAGTTTAAGATTTCTAATCTCACGTATGTCAATAGCATCCTCAAGATTTATATCACCCTTAGATAATGCCATCTGTATGTTCTGCTCTAGCATACCCTTCTGCTCTTCGTCAGGAGATATCTCAATGAATATACCAAAGTCATACATATACAACTCGTTTATATCATTAAGTATAGATACATTATACTTACCTATCTTATTAATAAACTCATCTTTAAAATCGGCATACTGCAAAACATCAGCCACCCGATATGATAACCCTTCAGCTAATGTTCTATACATATAAAGACTTCCATCTAATATGTGTCTAGTCGCTGTATTTGAGTTGGCTGCTGCAAGTTTTTGTAGACCAACTAAAGAGTTAGGGTCAGGACTACTTCCATCTCTAGCCTCATTTAATCCTGTTACGTTACGTATCTCATTTAAGTAATGATTATAGTTACCTATAAGCATTTGAGATTTAGATGCTCCAGAATTAGCTGTTAACTGCTGTATTGGAACTCTTGCGTTATTAAACTCACCATCTCCTGTGTAGCTTCTACCAATCACACTACCTGTTTGGAAGTATAGTCTTAAAGCATCCTCTGGATTGTATGCTGCTCCTGTACCAAGGTCAACCTCATTAAGACCGTCAGCATCAATGAACACACCATCAGGGACTACTCTAGATATTACCTGCTGTAGTTTTAGGTGAGTAATCTGAATCAAGTCAGTGAATGGTATCATTCTTCTAACTAAAGACTCAATTATACCTTTGTACATTCTTGGGGCTACTGCTACATAATTAGGCATAGCGTGCTGAGATGCAGACTTAGGTCGAACCATATTCTCAGACATCTCCCACTTAAGTATAATGTTAGTCCCCATGACCATAACACCGTTATACCATACATCAATAGTCTTAGATACTTTCTCAAATGACCCTTCATCCATCATTTCTTCAGGTGGATTAAACTGGTCATCTTTTTCTACCATAGAAATATTACCATTCTCTTTAATCTTCTTCTTGTACACAACCTCTTTGGTTGTCTTATAGTTGAAGTACATAAGAGTAGTAGTGTCTCTATAGAATATGTCATTATCATAGTACTGAGCCACATTGTACTCATCATACCATGCAGACCCTGATTTAGATATCTCTTCTAAATCAACATTAGTTAATGTTGGGTCTATTTTCTTTAATTCTATTATTGGAACAGTTTTAATCTCACCCCAATAAAAACAATCCTTAAAGTGAGGGTCTTCGGTGTAACTATACACCACATTAGCAGGGTCTACATAGTCAATTTGTATTCCAGCTCCTGGAAGAAACTCGTGTTTAGCTATTGCTACTCCAAGAACAGTTAAATCATAATCAAGTCGTTTTCTGATATCATCGTAATGATTCTCATCAAACATTGTATTCACAGCAGTCTCCTCGGCTATCTCAATAGCAGGCTTGTATTTAAGCTGCATGTACAATGCAAGCTCTTCATCTGTTTGAGGTAATTCATCTGGGCTAACAGTAAAAGGATTAACGCCTGTGTTCTTTTGTATTTTCTCAAGTAAAGGCTTATTAAGCATCTGCCCTTCAACCATGTCTTGATACTTGCTTCTCTTAGATTGAGACATAGCATCTTGAGAATACGCCTTAACCTTAAACTGTCGGTCAGACATACCATTAACAACAATATCAACAAACTTAGGAATTATAGGTACAGGTGTCCAATCTAAATTTAGATACGATAAATCCCCATCAACAGCAAGCTCATTCTTATATTTGCCAACAGATTGCTCTCCACGAGCATATAATCTTAACCTATGGAAGTCCCCCCATTGGCTATAAAATCTGCATCCTGCACCATCCTTTTTGAACCATTCGTAAGAAATGGCTTGACCTATCTGTAATCCAAACTCAGGAGATTTCTTCTCAGAGTCTGATACAAATTGGCTTGGGAAACCTGCAGATGATATGTTTACGTTAACATCTTTCATCTAATAATTTCGCTAATATTTCCTTTATTGCTGTATCTTGCAAAGTTAATGTTTATTTTTGATTGTTTTTTCTCAGCCTTATATAGGTGCTTGTTCACAGCCATTAACGCCAACCCTGAACTTATTGTAGCATCAAACTTAGTTCTATTAGATATATCGAATTTAGCCCAGTCCTCTAAAGTCCTTGTAAATGACATACTACCTATCTCATCAGCGTCTCTATATGTTGCCTCTAAATCAAACCCTATGTGCTTCTCAATGTACGATTCTATTGCTGCTGCGTGAGCTTGTTTAACATCTTCACTACTGTTTGGTATTCCACCTAATTCTCTTTCTGTACTAGACAGTTTATTAAATGTCTTGTCAGGTCTGTTCATACAGAATCCTCGATATCCTCTATTCTTAAAATGATACAATAGCCTTGGCTTATTATTTTCAATAAGTATTGGCATGCTATAGAAAACACACGCCATTAAAACTTCCTCAAAAAATATCTCTGCAGTCTGAGGTCTAGCCACATACTCTAAGAAGAACTCATTACTAGGAGCTTCGTCCATATTGAACATAGTCACGCCATGGAGCGCACCATTAGAGCCACTTCCTCCAACAACTCCGGATATATCATACGAGTCGCATCCAAACGCACCAATATGCTCATTGCCAGGATGCTTCACATTGTTACGTGTGATGGTCCTATTCTGTAAGTTTTTATTAGGAGTCCAGCTTACGTTGAATCTACCTCTCTTGTCAGGGGTAAATACAACCTCGCTATCCTTAATCCCATCCTTCCAATGGAAGCTTCCTCTAGTGGTATGATGCTCTCTTATCAATCCATCGTTATAGTCTATCTGCTGATATATCTTAGTCAGATTAAATAATGACTGCTTGCTCTCATCTCTGAATGCGTGAGACTCTGTTCTTGGGAACTGTCTGTAGTACTCATTTAACGCATCTGCATCGCTTTTAAGAGACTTTACCTCCGCTTCCCAGTAATCTATAGCACCATTCTTAATAAGCCTATTATCGACTCCCATTATAGGGGCTTCAGGCTTACTAAATACAGGCATACCGTATCTATCTATAAAGCCCTCCATATTCCATTCCATTGGGATGAAAAGCTTATAGAGACCACTCTTAGTCTGTCCGTTGTCGTTACGATGTAATACGTCAGAGTCTAGGTAAATATCCTTGTAGTTCTGACCACCCTTGCTAAGTGCATTTGAGGTCGAGCCCATCATACACTTACCTATTATCCTACTACCTAATCGTAAACAGGTCTTAGTTACACGCCAGTTGTCCTTTATGTTATTTGGCTTGAGCCATTTAGCTGATTCGTCATGAGCCAAGAATAGTAACTTCTCACCATCATAACTGTTGTCATCTGTGTTCTTCCAATCTATAGATGTATCTAGTCCGTCCACCTCAGTATCGTCAGACTCGTACATATTCTTCTTAGTAATCTTAGATGCAGGTACTCTAAACGCAAGCTCAGTCTTTGGCTTGTCCATACCATCCATAATAGGTCTAAAGAAGAACGGAAGTCTTACGTTGATTGGAACTACCTTGTCCGTAAACATCTTCTTGGCATCTGCTCCTGTCTTAGATAATATTCCAATCCTAGAGTCACGAGCCAATGTGCCTATGTTAACGCATTCTGAGGATGTCATAAATGAGAACCCTGAACGCCTAATCTTTAGGTATATCATCCCAAAGCTTCTATCATCAGCCTTACACGCTTCCCAAAATATCCAATATATTCTATTTGCCTCTCTATAATCAGGGTATCCAACGTCAATAGATGACCATTGCAGGTACATATAATGAGAGCCTGTTATGTATGTAGGATTACCATTATTGGCAAACCAAAACCCTTTCTCTCTTGCATCAAACTCATCTTCTATGTAATCTACCCATTTGTCCTTAAATGCAGATGGCTTATCGTTCCATTGAAATATAGATTGTATCCTTGCAAGCTCCTTGGGTAGCTCTTGCCTCTCCCAATACTGCTGCTCTTTCTTCTCGTGACGTTTATAGTACTTATCCGGGACTTTAGGTAGACCTATAATAAATCCTTCTATAGACACAACCTCTCCTAACGTACCGTCCTTTGAGATTATAACAATGTCATACTTCTCATTATACCCGTACGCCCATGATTTAGCCTTGTTCTTACTCGTATATACCGCTTTGGGTATATAGTCATTAAGTACTACGTACAGATTATTTTGTAGACCTTCGCTCTGCAAATCCTTGTTTAGTTGCTGTTTTACTTTCTCCTTTTTCTGACTCTTCGATATTCTCTCGCTCTAGCTCTATTCTACTTAATATCTCGAATGCATCGAATATAGCTAACTTTTTAGTTGCCGCTGCGTTCTTTAATCTATCCGCAGATAAATCATCTCCTTCATCGCCTTTTTTGATAATATCCTCCTCCGCAACTTTAATTAACTGCTCAACGGCTCTATGACCTGCTTGTATAATCCTTAGCTTTGTTTCTTTTATTGTCATAGTTTCATTGTTATCTGATGGTCAAATATGCGATACAACTTCTCGTCATCCACAGTAAACTCATACTCGTTCTCCGGGGCAAAACTAATTTTGTCTCCATCATGCACCCCCATAGATTTAAGATACTCGTTAGGATATCTCATTATACCAACCAAGGGCTCTTCCTTAGTATTTTTGAATATAATAGATTCCTCTTTTGGAAGTGGTTTAATAAAACAATATCTATCATGAGCAGCCCACTGGTCATTGTGCTTGTACATAAAAAATTGCTCGTTGTCTACAAAAAACAAATCATCCTTAAAGAAGCTTCTACCACTCCTTTGATTGCCCTTCATGTCATTGTAAAATTTGAATACATTGTGATGTACAAGTAACTGGTCTCCAATTGTAATTGGTCCATTATAGCCAATAGGCAACTCAACAACCTCAGCATATCTATTAGCGAACTTATGGTCCTCTTCTGATGTGCTTACTACAAATTCAATATCTCCTATTGTCCTTGTATTGTCGTATCTCTTACCCTTCAATGGCTTTACTATAAAGTAAAACGGTGATTTCATTAAAAGTTTATGTCGTATTCAATAGAAACAGGGACAGTATCTGAGAACTCTTTCCATAGAAATATCTCATTGCTTAACTGTATCCAAATTTGTATTGAACTATTATCATTATTAAATTTGATTAAATGTATTTTATGCGTGTTACCTAAAACATCTTGCCCTACTAAGTAGTGCATAGCCCCAGACTTGTAATCAGGTCCTATTGATATCTTTCTAATTGCTCCCATTAATGAAACTATATGTGTAAACAGCAGCTGATTTCTCAACTAAAATAACAGATGCGTATATTGGATATGTGCTAGTTATTGCCATTTTGTTAATTGCAAATATAAAACTTTTATAATTACCTTTGCCGAATGCAATACATGAGATTCTATGTCATAACAATAATCATTTTATCCATAATATGCATTTGTATATTTAAGAGTGTCACTAATAATAAAATAATTGTGACATCAATACCTATAGTTATTACCAATACAGACACAATATACCAAAAAATAGAAATACTTAAATTAAAATCTGACACAATTAAATTAAAATATGAGACAAAAATCAATAATTATCGCCACGCTGCTACTAGCGGCAGGATTCAGCTATTCTCAGACCGTATTAATAGATAACAAAACAGGGGACACTTCTGTATGCATATCCATCCCGCAGATGGATAGAATCTATATTGAGCTTCTTCAAAAAGATAGTTTAATGGAACAAGCCATTTTAAGCCGTTCTAAGGAACTTTTACTGTATCAGGTTATAGATAGCTCAAAGAAAGACATAGAGTCGCTACAATCGCTTGTATATACCATTGACGCTGAGAACATGGGTCTACACGTAGATAACGAGAAGCAAAAGACGCAAATTAGGACAAATCGTACTATTTCGTTTATAGCTATTGTAACACTCTTTTTATTTATAGCGTTATAATGGAAAATAAAAATAACAACCTTGGATTTGGCAGCTTTTTAACTTTATTGTTTATAGGCTTAAAGTTAGCTAATTTTATTAATTGGTCTTGGTTTTGGGTTTTGTCGCCTTTCATAATAGGACATAGCATATTGCTATCAATATTTCTAATAGCTTATTTTTTAAATAAGAAATAGTGCAGTAAAACGCTCTTTTGATACGCAAATATTCGGTATTATACGTAATTACAACCTAAAGTGTAGTATAATGTACTTTTATATGCTTTAATTCGGATAATGTCCGAGTTATGCTACTTAATTTTGCACAATAAACCTTGCCGATATATTGTGCA